GAATCTGCCTGGACTCAAGTCTGCCGGTGGTGGTTCTAAATTTGGTTCGGCAGCTGCTGCAGCTGGAAGCATTCCAGATATGTATGGAGTGATGGCAAAGAATCGAATAGATGCAGGAAAGATCTACGGCACTGGAATGCAATTAAGAGCCGAAGAACAAAAGGCTGCTTGGGATGCAGAAACAGGAGTGAAAATAGCTGGGGTGAATGCATTTGGTAATGTAATGGGAGCACACTTACAAGCCGAAGCAGCTAGGAAAGCAGCAGAAGCACAAGCAAGTGCTAAAAAGAGTTCTGGAATGATGGGTGGAATTGGAGCAGTAGTAGGTGCTGGGCTTAGCCTGCTAAGTGATGAGCGTACAAAGCATTCAGTTGAAAGGTTAGATGACGTGACTCTGATGCTGCGTGAATTGAATCCAGTCAGCTTCTACTACAAGTCTGATTACACCAATGACTCGCAACGCAAGCATTACGGGTTCATCGCTCAGGAATACAAGGAAGTAATGCCAGAAGCAACACATTACGATGCAGATTCAGGAATGCTTAGAATAGATATAAACCAACTAATCGCCCTACTTGTTCGTGGCTATCAGCAGTTGGATAACCGTGTTACACGGATGGAAGCCAAAAACGTTTTAGTAGGAGTTAATTAATGTCATTCCATACAGATCCCACAGAAGCAGCAACAATGCTTGCACGGATGAAAGGGATATCAATTGATGATGCACTCCAGTTCTTAGGTGGTAAGTCATTCGCTAATAAAGCACAATGGGATTTAATCCATGCTGCTGGCGGTGCAAAAGGTGTAATGAAGGGTGGACTTCAAGGAGGATTAGCAAGGGCAGCTGGAAGTAAGTTAGCTCACGGAGCACTACGAGCAGTACCTATTGTTGGTGCAGGTTTAGCAGGACTAGATGCAGCAGATATTGTCACTAATAACACCAGCCTTGGAAACAAAGGAATGGATGCCGCTGCAATGGCAATCGGTGGAACATTAGGTTCTGTTGGAGGACCACTAGGTGCTCTTGCTGGTGCTAGTACTGGTAAATGGGCTAGCGATAGTTTGCAATGGTTATTTGGAGATAAGAAAACTCCAGAACAACGTAAACTAGAAGAAGCGCTAATTGCACTTAGAGGAGGAGTAGTCTGATGGCTAGTTTAAGGGGTAATGCTTGGTGGGACTGGCCAGCACATATGCAAACTGGGAATGCAATTGAACGCTCTAAAGTAGACACTAGTGACCCATATGCACCAGGGCCACATTGGACCAACCAAGTAAATACAGCGGTGTGGGGTACAGGTGGACTTGATCCAGCAGTAATCAAACAAGAAGCGTTAAATGACAAGCTCACAGATACCTATAAGGTAGATGTAGAAGGAGCTGGCGGAGTATTTAAACCTGGACAAACAGAAGGACAGTATAAGAGTCAGCTAAAAAAATTAGATGAAGCTAGAAAAGCAGAGCTGGCAAGACAACAGTTAGAAGAAAAGATTACTTTGGTTGCCAAGCAGAATGAGCCACAGATTCTAGCTTCTAATAATAATGCCAAAGCAACACGTGAGAATACCGCAGCACAAAAAGAAATAGCGATGGCAGAGCTCTTATCAGGAGATAAGAATGCTGCTGCTGAACGTCTATCAAGACTTCAGATGGCACAAGATGCTGATTTACGCGCTCAGCAACAGTGGGCACGTCAGATGGAGTATGAAGACAAGAAGACTGAAGCTGCTAAAGAAGAGAAAGCACTAGAAGCTCTAGTAGCAGGACTCGCTGCACTTGGAGCTGGATTCGTTTAATTCAGATTAAATATCTAGCAATACGCTCTAAGCTAAATCAAGAGTTATTTAAAACGAAGGTAGCGTTCTTACCACCAGAGTTACCTCCGAATAGGTAATCATATTGCTGCTGATTGAGTGAGAAGGTGCCACCATGGTTACCAAGATGTAGATGAGTTTCGTGACCACCATCTCCTGGACCTAATACCTCATGGCCTGATCCTCTGAGTAGGTCACGGAGGTTTGAAGTACGATCAGTCCAATGAACACCATCGATAACGTCAGGTCTCCAATCTTGTACGTCTATAGCTTCACCAAAATCGTGATGACTATGACGTGCATGACCACCATTAACACCGCCAAATTCTGGATGCTCAACTACTGTGAGACCAAAGTTATCTTGTAAACGTTGGCCTAATTCAACAATACCAACTGAATAAAGACCATCCTTACCCACTGTATGGGATCCAGTAGAAGTTGTCGGGGTAGTAGGACCAGTTGCTACTTCTGCGGAAGGAGGAGTATCTTTTGAAAGGAAAGCTCTTTGTTTCTCAGTTGCTTCATCAAGCTCCTTCTGTGCAGCTGTAATATCAGAACTACGATCGAGAGTTACAATTCCAGGACGTTCAACCTTCCTAGGTGTGATAGCAGCTTTAGCAATCAGTCCACCCATTGCTGCAAGCTTACCGGCCTTCCTTGATTTAGTCTGAGTATTGGAGATATCAGCGCGAGCATCAGAGACAACCTTAGTCTTCTGAACACCAGCAACTGCATTAATCCCTGACTTAGCCATCTTCTCCTGAGCTGCCCATGCTGCTCGTTTCTCATAGTTACGAGCTTTCATACCTTGTACAGCTAGGTCAGTGTAGTTAGGGTTAAAAGAACGTGTAGCATTAAATGCTTTAGATGCTTCATTAGCAACAACCCTTCCGGCAGCTGCATAGTCAGAAGCTCTGTTTTGACCAAGCGAGGCAAAGCGAGTCATATCATATTGATCATTACTTATTCCTATTGTAGAAACATCAGTGACACTATTAAATAAGAGCAATAAGGTGAACAACACAGCATATAAAAATCGACGACTTAAACAATTGTATAACTAATAAAGAAACCACTAAAATAGAAAGATATAGATTAATTTGAAAAGAGCATGGCTATTGATAAAGGCCTTTTCGGCTTCAACGATGTAATGAATCAGTTCTATTCATACAAGCCGGATAAGAATGATTCTACTGGCAATGCAATGAAGAACTCATTCGCTGCCAACATGGTGCAGTCAGGATTTGATAATCACATGGCCAAGGATATGGCCTCTCATCAAACAGGGCTGTCCCAAAGCACAATGACGCACGCTGCTGATTTGGAGCTTAGGAATACATCCACCTTGATGAAGCAAGAACATGGATACAACATGGCAACAATGGGTGCTGCCTCTGGTTATCAAAATGAGTTTGCCGATAGAGATGTAGGTAGGGATGTAACAAAAATGGGTGCTGCTGGAGAGCAGAGTAGAGAAAATATCAAAGCAACTGGTGTACAGAACCAGATTCAATCAGTTGTTGAAGGAGAGCAAGATCGCTTGTCAGATACGAATAGATATTCCGTAGCTGGTGCAGAGACGAGAGCTACGGATAGCAATCGGATTCAGCAAGAAGGTGCTCAAAACCGAGGACTTGTTGAGACGCAAGGGAAGGTTCAGCAAGCAGTTGAGAAAACAAAAGCGTATGAGAAACGTGCAACAGATACAAATCAAATTCGTACGACAGGTCAAGAGAACAGAGAGAACGTAAGAACTACAGGGGATGAAACAAGGAAGAACTATGAAACGCAAGGAAGCGAACAAAGGAAGACACTGTCACATGGAGCAGACATTGACACTAGGAAAATTAAGTTCCAGAAGCAGAGTGCTAACGACACTGCAAGGGGCTTCTAATGGCAACGAAGACAGCTACAAATAGCAAGGTATATCTAACCTTTGTAGATAAGTGGCTAGACACCTTACCTGCTGCTGATTCAGAGGACTTCAAAGAGTTCGCTGAGGTAACACCCTCGATTATTGAGATCTGGGTGTATGCAGGAATTCTGCAGTACGACGGGACCTTCAACGACCTAGCGCGTTGGGTCAAGATGAAGTACAAGAAGCTCAATCGTCGTGAGATCCTAAACAGTGAAATCGCTGCTCTACACAGTGATATTCAAGATCTACGGATGGCAATCAATAGTGGAGAGATCAAAGGTGACAATGGTGCTGCACGTTTAGCAGCATTAGAGAAGGAACTCCGCAGTCACATTGAAACGAGTGACCGCATGAACCGTACAACAGATAAGCGTGGTCTAGTACTAGCAGGTGCTGATCGTGTGATGCGTGAACTGACAAGTATTTTCAAAGATGACCCACAGTTTGCTGAACCTATAGAGAATGCAATTAATGCAATCTGGGCAAAGGTCTACAGTGAGTTGAGTAATTCGTAATGTCAGGTTCAGTACCATTACCTGAGCTTCCAGAACTAGAAGCTAGTACTGTTAACTCAGTACGATTAGAAAGTGCTTTAAGTAAAAGGCTCCCATCAGTTGGAGAGACAAGTGGATACAGTAATGCAAAAAGAATAGAAGCAGAGCAACTAGCCAATGACATGCGTTCTGTGTATGCAATCACAAGGGCACAGAACAAAAGAAGCGAAAAAATTTCTAAAGCAAAAAATAGGGCTCAACAGCGAATTGCCGAGAGACGGTCAAGATTGAGGTAATCCTGACGTTAGACTTAAAATAAATCAATAGAACTAAATGGCAGTCTCAAGTGTAGCCTTAGCTTATAAACGGTCAGCTTTAATGACCGCAACTAAAGTCACAGTAAAACCACCATCAGAGCAAGTACTTCAAGCGAGGGATGACTTCAAAGTATTCTGCACATTCCTTGGTAAACCACCTGCTAAACATATGCTGGAATGGCACAATGAGTTATGTACAGGAGAAGATAGTGAATGTCTATTAGGAATAGCAGGACCGAACACATCAATCCTTGCACCCCGAGGATCTGCGAAAAGTACTGTCCTTGGTTTGTATGCAGCTTGGATGATAGGCCGACATGCAGCTGCAAAGAAAATGCTGCGTATCCTATACATCGCCTACATGGTGGACATTAGTCGTGCAAAGAGTGCAACGATTAAAGGAATTCTGACAAGTCCTAAATACCGGGAAGTATTCCCGATGGTGCGTCTATCAAAGATACGAAGATCAGATGAATACTGGAGTATTGATTATGACTTTGCAGGCATCGACACAGCGGGTGAAGAAGCATTCACCGTTGCTTGTGGTGGTCTCAAGGGAGCAATTACTTCCAAGCGATCACAGCTGGTGCTGATTGATGACCCGATTAAATCTGCCGCTTCTATTAATAACCCAGACATACGTCGTGAAATGGAGCAAACATGGTCAAACGTCATAGCTCCCACGATGTTCCAGGGTGCTCGTGCCATATGCCTTGGAACCCGTTTCCACTTTGACGACATCCATGCCAGCCTTTTTACACCTAAGAACAACTGGAAACAGATTGTCCAAAAAGCTGTAATTACAGATGCAGACGGTAGGCAACGTTCATACTGGCCTGAGTTCTGGTCAATGAAATACCTGAATGAACGCAAGAGTGAAGATAGGGTGGCATTCGCTTACCAGTACCTGAATACAGCAGTACGTTCAGCTGACGTTGGTATCTCCCCAGAATTGATCTGTAAGCAGGAAGTGCCTGATGAGTACGACTGCCTTGGAGTAGGGATCGACCTTAGTGCTGGTCTAAGTGAGAAGAATGACTGGACAGTCATGACACTCGGTGGAATTAAGGACGGCAAGATCTACTTAATTGATCAGCGACGTAACCGGACAATGGGCAATATCCAGAAGATGGATACACTCTGCGAGATGCTTGCTGATTGGAATATCGTTGCTGAAAACGATGAGGGTCAATACTTCCCAACTATGTCACCATGCGTGATATGGCCTGAAGCCGTTGCATACCAAACATCGTTTGAAGGGGATTTTAAGCGAATTATGTTTGACGATCGTGCGTTATATAACCTGTCATGTTCTCCCGTTAAAGGTTTCAAAGGAGATAAGTTAGCAAGGTTGCGCGGGGTGCTTGGTTTATATGAGAACAAAAGAGTGGTATGGAACAAGTGGCGTAAATGGGACGTATTAGAAGAAGAGTTATTGAACTTTGGACATGCATCTCATGATGATGCTGTGGATTCAATGGTGCTAACTATGGGAGGCCTTTTAAGAAGGGGTCACTTACAAGTAGAGTACAATAGTGATAGCTTCTCATAATAAATAGTAAGATGGCTCAATATCAAATGGGATATAGCGAGGAAGGAGAAAAGAAAAACAGGATGGCTGGTAATGCGTTGCTTGAAGGTCCAAAGAGATCAACAAGTGAAACAGAGCACACAGAAGATCGTACTGAGGTAACTAAGTATTGGCAAGACAAAAATGATAATCCACAAAGTGAACCGGAGACAATTAAGCCAAATGTAAATGCCCCATCAACAATTGGAAGACTAAGTCATCCGAAACAAGACACCTCTGCTTCGGACTGGGCAAAAGTTCAATCAGTTTATGGGAAGTCAGGATTAAATGAAGCAGGTGGTAAACAGTGGGCTGATAAATGGAGCCAAGGTTATGACAAACAAAGCGCTAGACCGGAAGGAGAAAGAGGACAGCAATTCACAAACATGGGAATCAATAATGCAAATAGGCAATTAGACACAGAAGCTCTTGCCAAGACAATTGATCAACGTCCTATCTACCATCAAGCTCAAGGGGATGTTGCTAGGTCACAGTGGGCAGGTGATATATGGAATAAAGATTATACGAAAGCTAAGTTTGAATGGCCAACATCCCTTGAAGCAGTTAAGGCACCTGAGTTAGATGACGACAAGTACCTCGATATGATAAAAGATATCGACTAATATTTAAATAATAGGGAAAGAAAGGATGAACTCCTCAGCACAAAGCCAGATAAGCCAAATCCTCACAGCAGCTAAAGAGAGGAGAGGAGATTTATCAGTAGATTCTATGATCGTTTCATCCCATCTTGCACAGATGAGGATGTTCATGCTTCGCCGTGGGGTGGAGTTCTATGCAGAACAGGATTCATTCGGCAACAGGAAAGACTTTCTAGCAAAGATCTGCGAAGAGAATATGCTGGAAATGAAGCTCGATAGCATTATCGATTACTTCTTATGTGATGGACAAGGTCTCTTCTACTTCCGTCCAGACGGAGATACATACCAGTTACTCTATTTCCCAAGAGATAGTTACCGTGCTTATCGGAATCAGAACAGTGAACTAGAAAGCGTGGTGCTGATTTACAGCTTCAATGTCCGTGAACCTAATGCCATCGATCAGTACGCTCAAGTTGATGGACGCAATGGTCGTAAGAAGTACATCAAACTAAAGGTATATAAGGACCGTATTGAGCAAACGATCTCAAACGAGAAGATCGACTTTGAAAATGAAATGGGCCAGTCGTTGATGACGATGCCTGGATCAACAGAAGTACTGACGAATAGTTTGGGATTCATTCCAGCAGTCGAAGTGTTTAATCACATGGACTGCACTGGTGAAGCAAGTGGAAATGGAGAGTTTGAATGGCTATCGAACCAGATTCTGTATCACGATGAACTAGTCCATAACATCCGCAAGAACATGAAGTTCTTCGGTAACCCAACACTCGTTTCAAGTCGTCCGAAGCACGACATCGTTGAGGCCGGTGAAGAACAGTCGTTCAAGCCAACAATCAGCTCTCAGGCTGGATTTGCAGCAATCGGAAGAAGCAGCTCACAGAACAGTGCTCCTTTCGGCGGAGCATCAGCACTAGATGGGCAGATCAAGGTTCCACGTGTTATCGCCAACCTTGAGCCAACTGACCGAGTTAGTTACCTGACACCCGACAGTGTTTCAGGTGATCAGAACATGTACGTCAAGCAGTACCGCTCTGAAATCCGTCTAGCTCTCGGTGGTGTTGATGACATCGATATTGGAACAGCATCCACGGCGTATGAAATCAAAACGCTCTACGGACGTGTCGCTGCTACTGCTGAAAAGAAAGCAAGGGCAGTCTTCACGTACGGGTTGTGCAAACTCTTCTCAATGATGATTATTCACGAAGAAGAGATGTTCAAAAAGTCATTCGCTGCAGTGATCGGATTAGAAGAACCACTACCTCCACTTGTTGAAGATTATGGTGAAGACTTGGAAGCCTATGAGAAAGATAATGAGAAATTTATCAAGAAATATAGGAAGTTTATCAGTCAAAGAGAAGAAGCTATCCGTGCTACACTTGATTCAGGAGAAATCCCACAAGGAGTAATTGGACTTATACCAGACGGCAGCACTAAAGTTGACTGGCGCTGGCAAGGTGAAGTATTTGAAGAGAGTACAGACGATATTCTAAATAACAGCATCGTCGTACGTAACCTTCAAGAACTAGGTGTGGATTCTATTGAAGCACTGAAATACTTATTCCCTGGTAAGACTGACGAAGAGAGAGCCGCAATGTTAAGCGGATATCCCTTCCGAATGGTTCAACAAACACAGCAATCATTAAATTCGTTCATCGGATTACTCGGTCAACTTTATCAGTTACCGCACCCACAGACGCCAGACTTACCTTTGGCATCTGACCCGAATCTTGATATCACAGGATTCCTATATAGATCACTTGAATTTTTACGTAAGGAGTTAAGTTACAGTGGAAGGTACAAACCAAGCAGCGACGATCCCGGCCCAAGTAAGCTCTCCGATGCCGACCGCGTCAGAGCAGAGCTTGGCCGCCCAACCCGTGATGAGCCAACCGTCTCATTACCAGGTATCGGATCAGAGCTACCAACAAGCGGCCCCTCAGGCCTACCAGGCAGCGGCCCCGGTCCAGCAGGCTTCGGCACAGGCGGGCAATCCATGGCAGGAGGCGTTCCAGGCGCTGAGCGCAAGTTTGAATACAAGCAGCCCATCCCAAGCCCAGGTATCACCCTCGGCTTACCAAACACCGACACCCCAGACAGCTATACCGGCAGCGTGGGCTTCGGCACCGCAGGCGGCACCAGCCCAGTATTCGCAAGCCCAGATCTCCAGTCACCAAGCTTCAACCCCAACCTATTCGGAGCAGGCGCAGTACCAAGCGCAGGCACCAATGCAGGGTCAAGCTCAGGGCGAGGTAAGGGACGCGTATCTAAGTCAGGTAAGCGATCAAAGTCTTGAAGTCCTCCAGCACTTCGGCGCTGAAGCACCCGCACTCCTCAACCAGTACGCATGTGCAGTTGAAGATGCCTTGATCGAGCAGGTACAACGTGGTCAGTCTCAATCCCTGATGCTTGAAGCAGCAGGCGAAGAGCGCACCGCAATGAACACCATGCTCACCAACCCTGACGTTCTTGCTGATTACGTCAACGACTTCTTCGGTCCTCAGGGTCCATACCCAACTGAGACCGCAGCAGAGACACAATCTCGTCAACAGCACGAAGCCCGTGCTCAGTTTGAAGCTGAGATTCAGTCACAGGAACAGAACACACAAGTTCCACCTAACTTCCAACGCCCAGAAATGGACATGCCTACACCAGGCCGTCAAGCCAATCAGGCCAATGACTTCTGGGGTGGACTATCCAATCTGATGGACAGCCGTCCTGAGGATGCATGGAAGTTCCTCTCACAAGCACCACAAGGCGCACTACAAACAAAGATGCTCGTTCAGGACACCTGATAAGTATCAAAGGGGGTTGTTAATTCAATCCCCTTACAATAGTAATAACAAGATTAATTTGAAAAATGGCTCAACCTATTAGACCTTATTCAGCTGCAGAAAATATGGTGAGTGATTCATTAAGTATGGGTCAAGGTGGCATGCATAACTCTGCCCCAGTTGGACCAAACTTATTTGATGGAAGTCCGATCTCAAGTGCAGCATCAACAACTAATCAAGCATTTAAGAATCAAGTAGCACAAGCTCAAGACGTAATCGCTAATACACAATCAGCAATTCCACAGGCAGGAGCCGATGCAGCTGGTCAAGTACGTACAGCAGCTATGGACGGTTCACAGGTTGCTTATGACATGAATAGGGATCAACAGCAAGCTGCCGTAAATTTCGCTGAAGCAAGAAAAGCAGAGATGCTTCTTGCTAACAACCGAGGACAAAGTGTTGCATTAGTCGGTCAAGTCATGAACGGACCAGACGGTGCTTCGTTTATGAATGATATTGCAACAGGAAAAGCAATGGCAATGGGAGTAACACCAGGCCAACTCGGCGCTTAATATTTAACAAATACACTACAATTTAAATAGTAGATGTAGGTGTAATCGTGAGGAAAGCTGGCGAAGTAGCTAAGCAAGATCCCAAAGTCTTTGAAACTATTTCAAAGCACCTGCAGACTGATGGTGTGCCAGATCGTGCTGCCGATCAGATGAGCGCAGAGATGCTCAATCATGGAGAAGATTACGACAGCTCTGTAGAGCACTTCTTCCGTATGTTTGAGAACTATAAGTCAAAGGGATTTGATGAGGATGCTGCACAAGCAATGGCAGTAGAAGCGTTAGAAGGTAACAGGGACGAGCCAAAAGAAAGCCTCAGATTTGCAAGAGTTTCGTTAGACTAGGTTTACTAATTAACAATCTTGCTGCTAGGATTAGTAAGCAAGGAAAAGAATTATATGGCAAAACCAGTGGCTTCAGGTGATTCCGTACGTGCCTATTTACGGGATATCGGACGTGTGCCCTTATTAGAGCATGATGAAGAGATTCTATTGGGTCGTAAAGTACAACGCATGATGGAGATTGAAGAAACGCGTGATACTTGCGAATCTAATAATGGCACCAAGTTGACAGACAAGGAGCTAGCCATAGAGCTAGGTATAGATTACAAAATCCTTCGACGCGAATTACGTGATGGCACCAAAGCTAAAGAGAAGATGGTGACAGCTAATCTACGGTTAGTTGTATCAGTAGCTAAGAAGTACACGAAAAGGAATATGGAGCTACTAGATATAATTCAGGAAGGAACAATTGGGTTGGTAAGAGGTGTTGAGAAATTTGATCCTAGTCGTGGTTATAAGTTTAGTACTTACGCTTACTGGTGGATTCGCCAAGGCATCACTAGGGCCATCGCAGAGAAGAGCCGCGCTATACGGCTGCCTATACATGTCACAGAAAACCTGAATCGCCTCAAGAAGGCCCAGAGAGAGCTTTCACAGATCAATGGGTACATGCCTAACGTTTTCCAGCTTGCGGAGCGTCTGGAGCTGACTGTAGAGGAGATTAAGGACCTTATGTGTAAAGCACGTCAACCAACTTCTCTAGAAATAAAGATTGGAGAGAACAGGGATACAGCACTTATCGATCTACTGGAAGATGAGACACAACTACCAGACAAGCTGCTTGAACAGGATTGTGTCAAAGAAGATATCCGCAACTTGATTAGTGATCTCCCAGAGATGCAAGCTGCAGTAATCGGAATGAGGTACGGAATTGGAGATGAGGTGCTTGAACCACTTTCGATGACAGCAATAGGTCAAATACTGAACATGAGCAGAGACCGTGTACGAACTCTAGAAAACAAAGCACTCAAAGCATTAAGAGAGGAAAGCGAGAAGGTCTCAGAGTACTTGTAGATTACAATGTAAGTAAGACTTGCATTGTAGAGATGGATGTAACAGATCAGATAACGTTAATCAAACAAACCTACGGGGGTAGTGACAACACTGCACCTGGAGGACTTGCTGCTAGTAAGAATTTAAACTATGCAAAAGGTGCAAGTATTAACAGTGCACCTCAGGAAACCATAACTGTAATTCCATTCACGTTGAATTACACAGACACAGTCGGACTATTCGGCGCTGAGAATACGTTTGTCAAAGTTAATCTGAATATTATCGATAGTGGTAAAGAGGACTTTGCAGAACCTGGGTGGCAATCATTAGCAATTAACGAGACTTATATCGGTACAGATCCAAACTATACAGATGCATTGATGGACAAAGCGCAAGATCTAGCTCCCGTTAATGACTTCGACCCTGCTGTGTTAACAAGCGACCTGCCAACACCATGGGATCCAATGGTAAGCATCAACCTTAAGAACAATAAAACTGGCAACAAGTACATCGATAGCTGGTTTGACGTACGTCTATATACAAACCAGAAAGAAGAGCATCCGTTTGATGATATGTATGTACAGCGTAAAGACAGCTTCTACATAGGGTTCCACGCTAGGAACCAAAGGAGGTTGCCATATAACGTTTCATGCACAATTGGTACTGAGCTGCTATCTAGCCTAGATATTAAAGACCGTTCGTTGATTGGTGATTGACTATAACTAGGAAGTCACATTAACTGTGTAAGTAGGATCAGACGCATAACACACGAAAGTTCCAGGGAATGTAACAGGATCTAATGGTGAAGTTCCTTGAGTATCAGCCCATTCAATTGTAAAACCATTTACCGTTTTACTTTTTATAATCATATGCTGGGAGTCATACATTTCTCTATTTCTAATCACGCCATAGTCAGTATTAGGCTGAGCTGCATTAAATGTGATGGCCATATCTCCCGTCCCAGAGTTATAAGCTCCCCAAGTACAACCAGTACCAGTACCAGCAGCGTTGGTCTTAATAAATGCTTGAGCAAAGGGGGCAATGATGGTGACAGGAGTACCAACTTCAGTCTTTTTAACTAGCTCATGTCCACCTGGTGTACTGCCATCATGAACACGTAGGTTCCAGTTGGTCGTATCTACAGTCACTTCACGTTGAGCACCAACGAGCTGGTCCGTGTTTGTTTCTGTGTCGCCTCTGAATTGCAGTTGATCAGCCATTGTTATGAGTTTGATTTAGGTCAAATGAATCGTCGCCAGCATTTAAATCACAGATATCGACAACAGTAGAATCATCTCCAGCATTCATAGAGATAAACAACTGATTGAATTCTTCCATTATCTTCTTGTGATACTGGTAATATTGATTGAAGCCTTGTACAGGCAGTCCTGGTTCTATGTTAAGGAAAATAGGAGTACTATCAATTTTAGGGAAGACATATTCGCCAGCAATCGGATCATCAGGCGCTAACTGAATACCAATACGGCGTACTGCTCGATAGTTGTTAAAGGTAAGAGTGTTGTCACCGTCGAATTCAATGGTGAGTTCTGTATCATCAGAAGCTGGGACAAACAGATTCAAGTCACCCTTAATTCGGTCAACAGTGATCTTGGTGCATGGTACATAGTCGGCATGGTCTGATTTGTCCCACCATTTAAGAATAGGAAACGTGTCACCTTCAGAAGATTGAGCACGATTAAGACGAGTACCAACCTTACTCTTAACTTCCGTTATACCTCTGAGTACAAGAATCTCAGCCACATTTTACCTCTTAGACCCATAAAACTATTGTAAAGTATTAGCTGAAGACCACTTCAAGTTCTCAACACAGTTATTGGACTTATCATTGTTGATGTGATCAATAGACGAGCATCCACGCTTACGACCTAGTGGTGTGGGAGGGTTACCTAGAAAAGCAAGGGCAACAAGAGTGTGCACATAGGTCTGCTTCTCCCCTTTCTGACCAAGACGCTGCTGAAGCGTAACCTTCTGATAACCAGACTTAATCGTCACAGGTTTCATCAGTCTTTCCTTGCCCCCTTTAGTAGTTTTAATTGCACCTTGTCTATTGACGTAGTACTCAATACAACACTCATATCCAGGCAGAGAAAGGACAGGAACCCACTCATTTGTATCAATAAAGTCTTCCATATACTTGTTAATCAGTATATACAGTAAATGCCCTTAATATAACTAGTATTATTAATTTATGTGGGCTAGTCGAAGTCCATAAGTAATTTATTCGTTTTGGAGTTACCATCCCATGTGGATTGATAATGATTTTCCAAAACTCCTTGGTGCTGAGCTTTATCGCCCACACCCTGCGTACATCATTGAGATGGCCGTTGAGCCCGTGGTTGTTCACGATTTTTCAAAGCAACCTGGCCAAACGGTCCAACTTGATCGTTACCGCTTCTGGGGCAAGCCCGGTACTAAGGAGTCCCGCGAACGTACTGCTGACCAAACTCTTGGCACATCATCAGCACGCAATATCGTAAAAGATAAGGTGTTGGTCACGCTTCGGGAATATACAGGTCCTGCAGATACTCGCGACACAGCTCAGCCTTCTACATTCAAGGTAGCTCGTGAGACCCTGATCACAGCACAGCGTTTGCTGCTTGATACAGGTAATTTGAATGTATTCCATCAAAGCATTGGTTCACTAACCCTGCTTGATGACTATCGCCGCTGGCGCGATCGGGTGTTCGCAAATGAACTCCTGAAAGCAGAAGCAAATGGTAAAGCAAGCAGCGATGCTGGTGGCTATTACCTACCTGGTGGTAAGGATAAAGGCGGCGCAGGTGGCACCTTAGGTGTTACTTATGCAGATGGTGAATCTGCAAAGTTTGACGTAAAAACCGATCTTCTTGAAGTAGTTAAGGACATGCGTAAGCGCAATGTTCCTACCTTCGCTGATGGTTATTACCGCTGTATTGTTGACCCAACTGCCATGATGCATTTGCGTCAGAACAGTGACTTCCGTGAGATTGCACGTTACCCAGGACAGGGTCTCGTCAATCCTATGCAGCCTGGAGCTGGCCCTAACGCCAACTTCTTCCAAGGCATGGGTCCCGCTTATGGACAAGCTGGATTCGTGGCTGGACAGCCAGTCATGCCAACGGGTTTCCTGTTTGAAGGAGTGCGCTGGTTTGAGTCAACAAACCTACCTGAAACTTCCTACAACTTGATCGTTGCTGATGAAGCAGCTGGTGCTGCTGATTACGGTGCCGCTCAAATGATCTTCTTCGGTCCTCAGGCCGTTGGCGTAGGTATTGGTGGTAACAATGCTCAGATTCTGTTGAATAACAACGATGACTTTAGTCGT